TCAAGGTCTAATTGATTTGATTGATGTTTCTAAAATAGCATACTTGGTTATGTCCACGGGATATTGTCTATATTGGCTTACTGCAAGTATGGCACCCGTCCCTCCTATGCCACCATGTATTGCACCAACAGCTGGTGCAATAATTTTGTTACCTGGTTTACCAACACCATTGAATTCAGATTTAGCAAAAACGTTTACAAAAGGAAACACGGTAATTCAGGCTATCGGTAAACTTTACAATAGCTTGATTACCCATCAGTTAACAGTTGGTGGTGTGTATCTTGGAGTTATACCATTCTTCCCGTCTCCGATACCTGGACCACCAATTCCGTGGTTTTCAATGTTGAACATTCCTTTTCCAAGTATAAATCTTCCAGGAATACTGGGTGGAAAAGATTCAAAGGGTTCTGAAAATCAAAAGAAAAAACAAGCCGAAATTGAAAAGGATCCGGATGGTATGTCAAAGAAGGCTGGTGACAAACTAAAGGGTGCTCTTGAGGGTTTGAAAAAACAAGTGAATGATTTGGCAAAGTGTTGATATTTATCTGTATGACTCCATGTCAAAAACATATCGCCCAATTAGTTATACGTGAATACGTCAACGAAGTTCTAACCGAAGGAAAGAAACCTTCTGGTGGTCTTCGTAAGTGGTTCAAAGAAAAATGGGTAGATATTAGTAGAAAAACAAAGTCAGGTGGTCATCCTCCTTGTGGTGCGTCTGCTGGTACAAAGGCAAGAAAAGGTGGTAAACGTGCCTATCCAAAATGTGTCCCTGCTGGTCGTGCCTATCGTATGTCATCAAAACAAAAGAAAAGTGCGGTAACTCGTAAACGAAAACACGGTTCAACGAGACGTGGTAAAGCTAAAATGGTATCAACAAATCCAAAGAAGTAATATGAAAACACTTATTGTAAAAATAATTCTTGGAATTCTCATGTTCGGTGGAATTGGTGCAGCAATCTACAATTCTATGTTAGTAGATGACCGTGTAACTGAAAATATGAGAATTGCGGATTCACTTCGTGCAGAAGTAAACAAATATCATGAGAAGTATGATAGTTTACTTATAGTCGCTGCTCAGTTAGATTCTAAAATTGTAGAAGATGAGCGTAGAATTGATTCATTGAAAAAGAATCCTCCAATTAAGAGAGAACCAAAACCAACAATTGTACGTGTTGATTCTGCTGTAAACTTTTTGAATGATTTTATAAAGGACTAAAATGAAATGGACATTACCAATTTTATTCTTGCTTGCCAGCACATTTTCGTATGGACAATCGAAAGACTCCGTAGTTTGTTTACCAAAGGCTGATATTCTAAAACTGGCAAATAAAATTCAAAGACTACAAGATACAATTCAATGGGAAAAGGATACAATCTCTTGGCAAGGTAAAATCATAATCGGTCAGGATACTCTCATCACATCTTACAAACAACGTAATCTTCTTTTCCAAGAACAACTTGATAATCGTCAAAAAGTTATCGGTACAATGGAAGAAGAAAACAAGAAACTTCGTGAAACAATTGATATACTCATGCCAAAGTGGTATGATAATAAGTGGATGTGGTTTGGTGGTGGTGCAACAGTTGCAACGATCATTTTGGGTCTGGTGTTGTAATGGTTCAACAAAATAAAACGTTACGTGATATAATCAAAGAAGAGTATGTAAAGTGCGCCTCTAATCCAGTGTACTTTATGAAGAAGTATGCCAAGATTCAACACCCTGTTCGTGGTAAAATCCTATTTGAACTATGGAACTTTCAGGAAGACGTACTTCGTGATTTCCAAGATCACAGATATAACATTTGTTTGAAATCTCGTCAGTTGGGTATCTCTACTCTTATTGCTGGTTATTCTCTTTGGTTGATGTTATTTCAAACAGACCAAAACATTCTCGTTATTGCCACCAAACAAGAAACTGCGAAAAACCTTGTAACGAAGGTTAGAGTTATGTATGACAATCTTCCATCGTGGTTGAAAACTGCTGTGGTAGAAGATAACAAACTCTCACTTCGTTTCAAGAATGGTTCACAGATAAAAGCTGTTTCTGCCGCCGCTGATGCTGCTCGTTCGGAAGCTCTATCTCTTCTTATTATTGACGAGGGAGCCTTTATTGATAACATCGAAGAAATTTGGGCCTCTGCACAGTCTACAATCAACACTGGCGGTTCTGCAATTATCAACTCGACTCCTAACGGGGTTGGTAATTTCTATCACAAACAATGGGTCAATGCAAAGACAGGTAAGAGTGCCTTCAATCCAATCTTCCTTCACTGGACAGTTCACCCCGAACGTGATCAAGCTTGGAGAGACCAACAAGACATCATTCTTGGCCCTGCACTTGCTGCCCAAGAGTGTGATGGCGACTTCCTTTCATCGGGTCAATCTGTTGTTGACGGTAACACAATCGACTGGTATCAGAAGACATATGTTTGTGAGCCAAGAGAGAAACGTGGTGCCGAAGGTGCTCTTTGGATATGGGAAGACCCCGACCCTAATAAGACATATATGATTGCAGCTGACGTTGCTCGTGGTGACGGTAAGGACTATTCTGCCTTCCACGTTATTGATATTGAAAACATTGAACAAGTTGCAGAGTATCAAGGTAAATTAGACACAAAGTCTTATGGTAATCTTCTCGTATCATTGGCAACTGAATACAACGATGCATTACTTGTAGTTGAAAATGCAAACATTGGATGGGCAGTTATTCAACAAATAATTGACCGTGGTTATCCAAATCTTTACTACACATATAAAGAAGATGGTTATACCGACCCATCGGTTCATATTCCAAAGGGATATGATTTGAAAGATAAATCACAAATGGTTCCTGGTTTTACAAACAGTTCAAAGACAAGACCCCTCATCATTTCAAAGTATGAGATGTATTTCAGAGAACGTGCTCCAATTATCAAATCAAATCGTTTAGCTGAAGAAATGTTCGTATTTGTTTGGAATGGTGGTAGAGCTGAAGCTCAAACAGGATATAATGATGACTTAGTAATGTCATTTGCAATAGGACTTTGGATTAGAGATACTGCACTCAAACTACGTCAAGAAGGTATGATGAGAACAAAGTTGGCGTTGGACTATATGAGAAAAACAACGTCGGTAATCAGTACAACGAATATGAGAAACCCACTTTCAGATTCTGGTTGGACAATGGATGTTGGTGATAAGAAACCAAATGAAGACCTCACATGGCTTCTCTAAAAAATGACGTTAGATTATTCTAACTCATATTTATATCTATGGACTAATACACAATAAAAACAGGTGATAAATGGCACAGAAATCCTTATTTGATAGACTGAAAACACTTTTCTCTACGAACGTCGTAGTTAGAAACGTTGGTGGTAAGAAACTCAGAGTAGTTGATACCGCTCGCTATCAAGCAGATGGAAACCCACACACATCAAAAGTTATTGATCGTTATGGGAGATTGCATGGAACTCGTGGAACTCCTATTTCCGTTTATAACCAATACAACTCATTCTCTGCAACAAAGATTGACCTTTACACAGACTACGAGGCGATGGACACAGATGCCATCATCTCGTCGGCTCTTGATATTTATGCCGACGAAGCAACTCTAAAAAATGACACGGGTGATGTTCTTTCAATTCGTTCAGATAATGACAACATCAGAAAGATTCTACACAATCTTTTCTATGATATTATAAACATTGAATACAACCTGTGGCCGTGGATTCGTAATCTTTGTAAGTATGGAGACAACTATCTTTACCTTGACGTAAAGGATGAGGTCGGTGTCACAAACGTTGTTCCACTTTCACCGTATGAAATGCAACGTGATGAAGGAACTGACCCTGAACACATCTATATGACCAAGTTTATTTACGAAGGTCCACTTGGTAAAGGTGAATTTCAGAATTATGAAATTGCTCACTTCCGTCTTTTGGGTGATACAAACTTCTTACCGTATGGTAAGTCAATGTTGGAAGGTGCTCGTAAACTTTACAAGCAACTTGTTCTTATGGAAGATGCGATGTTGATTCACCGTATCATGAGAGCTCCTGAAAAGAGAATCTTCAAGATTGACATCGGTAATATACCACCGGCAGAAGTTGACCAGTATATGCAGAACGTAATGAATGCAATGAAGAAGACACCTGTTATGGACGAAAGAACAGGTGAATATAATCTTCGTTACAATATGCAAAACCTTCTTGAAGATTTCTATCTTCCTGTTCGTGGTGGCCAAGCTGGTACTAATATAGAAACTCTGGCTGGACTTCAATATCAAGCAATTGAAGACGTTGAATACCTAAAGAGTAAGATATTTGCTGCTCTAAAGGTTCCAAAGGCATATCTTGGATTTGACGAATCACTCGAAGGTAAGGCAACACTTGCAACACTTGATATTCGTTTTGCAAGAACAATTGAAAGAATACAACGTATTGTTGTTTCTGAGCTGACAAAGATTGCGATTGTTCACCTGTATGCTCAAGGATATGAGAATGCAGACCTTGTTGACTTTGAACTTTCTCTTACCGGCCCGTCTATTATCTATGAACAAGAAAAGATTGCTCTTTGGAAAGAACGAGTAGATCTTGCTTCAAATCTAATTGAAAAGCGGTTGTTCTCGATGAAGTATGTTTATGCAAATGTATTCAATCTTTCAGAAGATGAAGCTGAGTTCGAGAAGAATGAAATTATCGAAGACATCAAACATCAATTCCGTCAGAAGCAAATTGAAAGTGAAGGAAACGATCCAAAGATTACTAAGGAATCGTTCGGAACTCCACATGATTTGGCATCCATGAATATTTATGGTGGTAAGAAACAACAACAAATAAATGATGTTGAAGTTCCTGAAGGTGGATGGCCGGGTGCTGGAAGACCAAAAGAACACGGTTCAACTTATGGAACTGATGCGAGTCATTTTGGAAGAGATCCACTTGGTAAGAAAGACATCGGTAAAACACTTGATGTCAATCTTTCACCAAGACATAACTACAAGGGTAATTCTCCTCTGGCAACTGAATCTGCAAAACGTGATGGCTTGACAAAGGAAATAAGTGATATGTTGGGCTCTATGTCTTTCGGTAGAGTAAAGACAAAATCAATCATCTCGGAGAGTCTAAAACCGGCATCAGAACAAAAAACAGAAACATCTAATTTACTTGATGAGTCTAATTTAATGGAAGAAATTTGAATTTAGGTCATATTTATTTTATGAGTAATACATTACGGGTAAACAAAGGATGAAAAAGATTAAACACTCAAAATATAGAAACACAGGAATGTTATTTGAACTATTAACACGTCAAATAACATCTGACATCATATCCGGCACCGACTCTATCGCCACGGGTATCTTGAAGAAATTTTTCAACAAGAACACCGAGATGATAAAGGAGTATCGTTTGTATAAAACACTCTGTGAAGAAAAGATGCCGACTGATGCAAAATCACAAATGTTGATTGAAGCAGTCCTTACCGCCCGTAAGAAAATAAATAAGAAGAAGTTGAGTGAAGAGAAATATGAACTTATAAAGTCAATAACAGAAAATTTCGATATAAATGATTTCTTTCAAACGAAGGTTGGTAACTATAAATTACTCGCATCAGTATACAAGATATTTGAATATACCGAACTTGATAGTCCCGTAGAAATTACTCGTTCAAAGATGACTATTATGGAAAATATGGTATCTGAATCTAAAAAAGAACTCATCGAAGAGTCGGTATCACTGAAAGAAGAACCAAAAGAAATTCGTCTTATGTCTTATAAGATTCTTGTTGAGAAGTTCAATAAAAAGTATGGAGAACTTTCACACGATCAAAAATCCTTACTCCGTGAATATATCAGTAATGTAAGCAACACGAATAACTTGAAAACGTTTGTTCAGAGTGAAGCTTCAAAGATACGACTTTTCTTGGAACAAAAAATAAAGAAAACAAAAGATAAGACTTTGAAAATCAAGTTGGCAGAAGTCTCTGACTTACTAAATCAATATGCAACAATAAAGAATCTTGACGAGAGTCATATATCTGCTTTACTTAGATATTATGATCTTGTGAATGACTTGAAGGAGATAAAATAATGTCAACAGAAGTTCAACCATACAACTATCCAGCATCTACTCTCGATCAATTTGACAGATTAGGGCATCCTGGAAAATTTCATAGAGTTATTCCATGTGGAACAGGCGTAACAACATTTACAGGTTCTAATTTTGGAGTCGGTGGTATTGTTGTACCACCTGGAACAACAGGAACTGCTTCTTTTTCTTTAGGTGGAGATCTACCATTGAGTCTTCTTTCTTCTGGTAGTGTTCGTGCTTATGAGTTTTCGTTGAGAAGTGTAAAGGTTGATAGTGGAACAGTTTATGCACTAATTCGTAATCAGGTGGCAAAGTAATATGAACGTACAAAAATTCATACAGAAACTAAAGGAATCTGAATCATACAAGAAGTTCAGAGATGAAATGAATGAAACTAGTACTACTGGTATGGTTGCTGGTTATGATACACCAAAGGCATTTGCTCCTCAAGATGGTGAAGGTAAAGAATCTTTTGATGCAAAAACAAAAGATAATGCCGAACAGTTTGGATACAAGATAACTCCTAAACAAAAAAGAAAACATTCAATCAGTAAAGAACAATATGCAAACTCTTTCACAAAGAATGAGTCCGTCTATAAGATGGCAATGAAATCTTTACACGAGGCTTCTTATAAAGAATACCGTGGTGACAAAACAAAAACAACAAGTGAAAAGATAAACACTTCTATTAAAGAATTGAATCAATCACTTCTCCGTGTAGAACGTGCCGTTGGACACGCTCTTCGTCTCAAAACAGAAATGGCGGTAGATCAAAGAACCCTATGGCGTTCATCACATAGTCGTCTCGTAAAAATCGGTGAAAGACTAAACAGAATTGGTAAGAAAATAAACGAATTGGGTGCCTAATAATGAAACATTTACTTGTAGATACAATGCTTTTTTCAGCAACACCACGTCAGTTGAATGAATCATCTGAGAATGGTGGTAAACTTATCGTATCAGGTGTTCTTCAACGTGCAGAGGCAAAGAATCAAAACGGACGTGTTTATCCAAAGAAGATTCTTATGCGTGAAGTTGCCAATTACAAAAAGGTTCAAATCAAAGAAAATCGTGCTCTTGGTGAACTAGATCATCCAGATTATTCAGTTATCAATCTTCGTAATGTTTGTCATAACGTTCTTGATGTAAATTGGGACGGTGATGATGTTGTTGGTAAGGTAGAAATTCTTCCAACACCGTCTGGTAACATCCTCAAGAATCTTCTACAAGCTGGAATTCGTCTTGGTATATCATCAAGAGGTCTTGGTTCGGTGAAAGAAATAAATGAAACAACGGTCGAAGTCCAAGATGACTTTGAGTTGATTGGTTGGGACTTTGTATCAAATCCATCTACTCATGGTGCATTTATGTACCCTGCCGGTGCTGGTCAAGTTGTTGGTGAAGGTCTAATCAAAGAAGGTGTTGACCTCAAGACTATTGCTAAGATTGACCCTAAACTTCAACGTATAAACGAGAACATCACAAAGATTATTTGTGAAATTGGCGATGTATGTGAATGTATATTTTGATAGGAGTAAATGATGCCTGCAGTTAGTAAACAACAACAGAAATTTATGGGACTTGTTCTTGCCTACAAACGTGGGGAAGTTCCTGCTTCAAAAGTAAGTAAGAATGTAAAACAAGTTGCAGCTTCTATGTCAGAAAAAGAACTTGAAAAATATGCCGGAACAAAACACAAAGGTCTTCCAAATAAAGCGGAGTCAGTAAAAATGACAGAAACAAAGAAAAGTAAGATTCGTAAGATGGTAAAAGAAACTGTAACTAAATTTCTCCGTGAAGGTGAAGACGAAAAACAAGAAACACCAGAAAGAGTCTTGACACCGGAACAAAAGAAACTTTATGTTGAACTCATCGGCAAGTATAATCAGTTCGGTGAATCAATCTATCGTCAAGGTAAACTAAAAGAAGCTTACTCAAACATCAAAAAGATTGTTGAATTTGCTTCAAAGAACATCGTAGACGAATCCGGTGATTGGTTTGATGGAATGACTCTTTCACGTCATACTCGTAAGATGAATGAATCATTCAAGATCTTTGAAAAGACAGTGAATGAAGTAACAAAACTTCAACAAAGACTCGAAGCGGTTTATGAAGAAATTGGTGAAACACTCGGCAAATACTATGAAATCAAAGAAAAAGGCGATGAAGAAACGCCTGAATCGGTAAACGAAAAAAATCAAAAATAAAAAGGAAATAGGTTATGTCAGATCAAGTTTACAGCAACAGACCAAAGACAGCACACGTCAAGGTCAAAGGAAACGGAATGAATATTGATCTTATGTTGAAAATTTTTAAACGTAAGGTAAAAGATAGTGGAATACTTGAAGAGTATAAGAGAAGGACTGAATTTATAAAACCTTCTGAAAAAAAGAAAGATAAAATGAACGCCTCTCGGAAGAGACAACGAAAGCTTGACCGAGAACAAGAATAACTAACTCGGTGAAGATGATAAAACTAAAAAACATATTACTTGAAAAAGATGAAAAATCTGCTAGTGAAGACCCCGATAAGATGCTTGTAAAGAACAAGGAGAGCGGGAAGTCTTACTATATAAGTAAGGATAGTTTTGACCCATCTGTTCACGAAAAATCAGAACCAAAAGAAAAAAAGAAAAAAGAAGAACCCGCGAAGGAAACAGAAGAAAAACCAGCAGATGCTGGTGATTCTGGTGGAGATCCAATTGCAGCTGCTTTTGGTAAAATTGACCAGAAAGAAAAGGAGCAGAAAAAGGAAAAGGAAAAGGAAGATGAAAAAAATCTGCCGCCTCATAAAAAACTTGAAAAGAAACTGGGTTCTTATATTTATCTTGATGATAAAGAAAAAGAAGAAATTGTTCAAGATATACAAAATACAAGACCAGACTTGAAAAATAAACTCATAAAATTTGAGTTTACTTCTTTCTTCCGTGAATATGATAATCTTCTTCAAACACTCAAAACTCAAGACGAGGTTGGTGATAAAGAAGGTTCAAAGAAAACGGTGGTTCAAATCAGAAAAACTGCAAAGCGATTTCAATCAATCGCTATTGCAAAATTAGCAGCACTTTCAACATATAAAAGTGATGAACAAACAATACAAGCTGCAAAATATTATCACAATGATTCTTTTTCTATAAATTCTTTTTTACGTGAAGGTAATAAAATTTCTTGGTCAAAAGATGAATTGGAGAAAGTAATCAAATCAACACCTGATGCGAAAACGTCAATGCCAACAAAATATAAGATGTATAACATTTTGTTGATGGACGAACATTTCAAATCACCAGGTGCTGTATTACAAAATGATACAGTTGTTTATCGTGGTATAAAAAAAGAAATACTCCAACAGTTTATTGAAGCTGGGGAGTGGATTGATAATGGATTCGTTTCTACAACACTAAACCCACTCATAGCGGAAGATTTTTCAGATAGAAATCTTCAAACTCGTGGTAAGACTGCAATATTTGAGATAAAGCTAACTCGTGGTTCACGGGTTTTGATGTTACCATGTGAGGAAGATGAATTTTGTATTGAGTCCGAAATAACACTACCAAGAGGATGCCGATTCAGAATAGAGAAACACGATAAACAGAAGAATATCTATACAGTATCAGTGGAGCAACCAAATGCCTGAAGAAAAAGAAGTGGAAAAACTAAAACCGTCTGAACGATTTATTTATAATGAAGAGGATGTTGCTCATATTTTCCGTCTTGGTGACATCGGAACAGTTTTTGATAAGAATGAAAATACAGAAAAATCAAGTATTTTACTAAAAAAGTTAGTTCCAATCAAGAAAAATGTGATAAAATAAATTTGTTATCTATATTTATGAGTATAATACTCTATTCGTATAGAGTCAATACTATTTTTACTGTTAGATAGGCGTTATCAATAACCCTGAAATTAGTTGGAGAATTTTATGACAGATTTACTGAAAGAAGCAATCGCAGATGCAAAGGCAGTCCGTGAAGTGGCACTTGCCAATGCTAAGCTTGCTCTCGAAGAAGCTTTCACTCCACGTATTCAATCCATGATCGCAACAAAACTCTCAGAAGAAGCCGAGTCAGAAGAAGAAATGACAGAAGGTGACGATGAGTGGTACATGGAAGGCGAAGATGGTGAAGAAACAATGGAAGAAGGTGAAGACGAAGAAATGCCGGTAGAAGAAGGTGACGACGAAGAAGCCCCAGCAATGGAAGAAGGCGACGACGAAGAAATGCCGGTAGAAGAAGGTGAAGACGAGGAAGCACCAGTCGAAGAAGGTGAAGACGAAGAAGCACCAGTCGAAGAAGGTGAAGACGAAGAAGAGATTGATGAAGACCTTATGGAAATCATCCGTCAACTCGAAGAAGAACTCGACTCATCAGAGATCGGAAAGGGTGATAACAAGCAACCTTCCAAGTATGCTTCAGATGACAGCACAACAGACAAGAAAGAAAAACTTGTGCAGTTAGTTGAAGAAGAAGAGGAAGAAGCGCCAGCAGTAGAAGAAGGTGATGAAGAAGAAGCTGACATCAAGGAAATTCTTCGTGCTCTTCGTGAAGAAGAGGAAGAAGCTCATGTTGAAGAAGGCGAAGACGAAGAACCAGCAATGGAAGAAGGTGAAGATGAAGAAAAAGCTGAAATGGAAGAAAAAGTCAATGAAGCTTATGCTGTCATCCAATTCTTACGTGAAAAGCTAAACGAAGTCAATCTTCTTAACTCTAAGCTCTTGTTCTCAAACAAACTTTTCCGTTCATACTCTTTAACAGAGTCACAAAAGGTCACAGTTATTGAAAACTTTGATCGTGCAGGTAGTTTGCGTGAAGTCAAGTTGGTTTATGCAACACTCGCTGAATCATTCAAGGGTCGTTCTATGAAGACACCAAAGTCAACAAAGAAATCATCTTTGAAGGAATCATTTGCAAGTAAGCCACAAGCAAGCACACGTCCATCTAAGAAGATTCTCACAGAATCAAATCAGGTGGCAGATAGATTTAAGAAATTAGCAGGTTTATTATAACTTTTACATTGGAGACATATAAATGAGTATTCAATCAATTTTAGGCTCTACAAACTCAGCTCATAAGAATCTTATGAATGAGAACAAGGGCGCTATCAAGAAGTGGGAAAAGACAGGTCTTCTTGATGGTATCAAGAATGAGTTCGAAAAGAACTCTATCGCGGTTCTTCTTGAGAATCAAGCAAAGCAACTTATCGACGAAACATCACGTACAGGTACAGCGGCAGGTTCAGAAGAATGGGCCGGCGTTGCTCTCCCACTTGTTCGTCGTATCTTTTCTGAAATCGCAGCGAAGGATTTCGTTTCAGTTCAACCGATGAACCTTCCTTCAGGTCTCGTGTTCTTCCTTGACTTCAAGTACGGAACAGCACAACCTGGATTCACAACAGGTGCTGGTAAGGATTCACAAGCTGACTCTGTATTCGGTGTAACTGGTACAGGTGCTAAGGATGCCGATCCTTCAGGCGGTCTTTATGGTGCTGGTCGTTTTGGCTATTCAGTCAACGATACAACAACCGATGCTATCACAAAGGGAACATCACTTGCAGCTGGAACTTGCACAACAGGTTCAGTTTCAACATCTTCAAAGGCTGTTTATCAATTCGATACAGAATTCGAAGCTGCATATCTTACAGCTCTCAATGCTGGCAACATTTTCACAGTAACATTCTCAACAGCATCATTTGCAACACCTGACCTCGAAGGCGTTCGTGCTTACAGAATCAGTGGTTCAAACGTTGCAGGTTACTTCCCACAATTCACATATACAAACGCAACAAACACACAAATCACATTTGTTGTTTCAGGTGCTGCTGCCCCAACAGGTAACGTATTCGTGACATATCAGAAGCAACCATCATCAACAACACGTGGTGACTTTGAAGAACAAGCATCAGGTGCAGATCTTGGTATTCCAGAAATCAATCTTGAGCTTCGCTCAGAGTCAATCGTTGCTAAGACACGCAAGTTGAAGGCAGTTTGGACTCCTGAATACGCTCAAGACTTGAATGCTTACCACTCAATCGACGCTGAAGCAGAATTGACATCAATGCTTTCTGAGTATATCTCACAAGAAATTGATCTCGAAATCCTTGATATGCTTATCAAGAATGCTCAGACAACAGAAAGATGGTCAGCTCGTATCGGTCGTGCTTATGATGCGGCAACAACAGGATTCTCTGACTATGCTACAAACCAAGCAGCTGCATCGGCGTTCAACCAACAAACTTGGTTCCAAACACTTGGTACTAAGATCCAAAAGGTATCGAACGTAATCCATCAGAAGACACTTCGTGGTGGTGCTAACTTCCTCGTATGTTCACCACAAGTTGCAACAATCCTTGAGTCAATCCCTGGATATGCTGTAGACGGTGAAGGTATGAAGTTTGCGATGGGTGTTCAGAAGGTTGGTACACTTAACGGTCGTATCACAGTTTACAAGAACCCATATATGCTTGAAAATCAAATCCTCGTCGGTTTCCGTGGAACACAGTTCCTCGAAACAGGTGCGGTATATGCTCCTTACATCCCACTCGTGATGACACCGTTGGTCTATGACCCATCGAACTTCACACCACGTAAGGGTGTAATGACTCGCTACGCTAAGAAGATTGTCCGTCCAGAATTCTACGGTCTCATCCAAGTTTCTGACCTCGGTGACATATAATCTATCTTTGAGATAGAAGTAAATTGAAAAGGGGAGTGAGAAATCACTCCCTTTTTCTTTTGTTAGACTATATTTATGTGTATACAAAACTTAGTATAATGTAAGGAGATATTCCAATGAATGATAGGCAAAAAATGACCTCACTCAAGTATTTGCTAAACGAAGTAATGAGTGAAAAGAAAATCAGTGGCCGAGTTGGTAGGCAATTATCAATTCAATCAAATGTTGATGAGATCACACTGAATGCCATGCTAAAATCTGGATTTTTTACGATGAATGAATCTACCGCATTAAACGTATTATTTGGTGCATCAAATACAAAATCGCTGAATGAATCAACTATAAGTAACATCGACGAGATTGTAAATAAAGTAGTAGAATCCATTGATTCAAATCGGGTTCTTACCGAAGGATTTTTCGGTGATATATGGGATGGTTTGAAAAAATTAGGAAACAAGGCAAAGGAAGCATTATCAGGTGGTTGGAATAAAGTAAAGGCAATTTGGGGAGAATTCAAAGAATTGACCGAGGCATTTGTAGAAGTAATGAAAGACGGATTCCGTAAAGGATTAGATGCAGCTAAGAAATTTGCTATGGATCAAGTTAACTCTGTAAAAGATGAAGTAATGACCCTAGCAACTCCCGTACTCGATAAATTAGACAACATTGCAGAAGAAAAGAAATTTGCGAATGAAGTTGTCAATGCTTATGACACAGGTAAGTGGGTTGCAACTCAAATGAAAGGCCAGGTTGTTGAAAACGGCCAGTGGGCGACTGATGTTGTACAAGGTAATGGTCAACCAGAAGAACCACCAGCAGTAGATCCAAAGGCAATGGAAAAAGGATTTGAAGAACTAAAACAAGAAGAGGGTATTCAGACCCGTAAAAAACTTATAGAATCAAAAACACGTCTGTTCAGCAATCCAAACTTTTTACGTGAATTATATATTTCTTCTCAGAAAAGACTAAATGAAGGTGGTTCGGGTGCAGTTCACCTTGAAGATGCTTTAGGAAATTCGTGGTTAAAAAAGGCAGTTAGTTGGTGTGTGAATGTGTTTCAATGGGCGTTGATTCCATTAGCAAAGTTTGCACAAGAATATGCTGCAAAGAAGGGACCAGAACTATTAGAGACAGCTTCAAAAAGTATTAATTTCTTAGGGGGTCCAGGTATTTATACGTTCCCTATGCTTGGACTTATTGTTGCTGAACTTTTAGAAATAGTCATCAAAACATTTACACCTGGAACCGCAGATGCGGCAACATGGGTAGCTGGAATCTTTTTTCCACCACTCTTACCAATACTTGAAGGCGCGACTTCGGTTATAAAAATTATAAAGACAATTCTATTGATTTATACTGTTGGGACTATATTGTTCAACCTTATTATCTCTATTAGAAAAGCATATACAGATTGGAAAATTGAAAAATCAGGTCAAGGTGGAGGTGGTGGTGAAGAACCAGAAGTTCAAACCGCTGGTTATAAACCAAGAGGTACATTCAAATTGAAAGAAGGTAAACTGGTATTCATCCAGTAACATAACAAAAATATAATTCTGAAAAGGGTGGACTTTCGTTCACCCTTTTTAGTTTTGAAAGACTATTTATAACATATGGACATATTCACAGATTACATAGACCTTGTAAAACTCGGAATATCGAGTCTTGTCACACTCTTGGGTGTGTTTTTGTCTTGGTTCCTCAAGTATAAATACGGTGAATACAGACACAAGAAAGTTACCCGTGAAATTTCTCAATCAAAATTAGTCCAAACTATTCTTGAACAACAACTCCACGAGTATGGATGTCAACGTGCGTTTATTTTTCAACGTCACAACGGTGGTAAGTTCAAAACAGGTCGTTCTATGAACAAACTATCAACTACTTTTGAAGCACTCGAAGAGGGAGTAAGTACAGAGTTCAAGGAATATCAAAATCTACCAACAACACTTTATTCCAGCTTAGTTGATTCAGTGCAAACTGAACGTGGTATATTTCCATCAATAGAAGACATAGATGATATACTAACAAGAGCCTTCTTCACACAACGTGGAACGAAGTCTGCTGTTGTATATCCAATTGTACGTGGTATAGAACTAATGGGTATGGTTGGATTTGAATGGACACACAAATCTAAAAATATGG